TTGACAAACTCAATTATATTCTGAAGTTTTCTTTCTTCCTTCTCCTCTTCTGATAACCCAACCTCTTCTTTAGCTGGTCTTGGCTCCGCAACTAGACTACCAGACCAATGTGAAGTATCGATATCGGTAGCTCCTGCTCCCTTTCCAAAGACGGATGCTATCTCATTGAATAACTCACTGGGCTTTGCTCCGGCATTTTCCACCTTATCATCCCAATCATTCGTAGTTATCCATGCCATCATTGCTTCAGTAAACAGACTAGTGTCAGAAATGTTTGAAAAAGCCAGATCGATATCTTTCAGGATGGCTCTATTTGATGTCTGACCTATAAGAGTTTTGTCAAAGATTTGCATCAGTTCATCAACTGCCGAGGAAGGAACTTGGGTAGGAAGTGGATTATTCGTTGCTTTTGCAGAAAGGTTTGTGCTAATTGTATTAGCGGTATCCTTAACTGTTCCGCTATTAAGAAGCTCACTTAGCCATAGGTCTTGCGTAACATCTGTTGCAGTATCCTGGCTATCTGTGGTCAGCTCTTCTGCATATGCTGTCTGTGGAGTTACAGTCTGTCTAATACTTTCAACAGCATTTCCAATCTGATCCCCGACTGCCTTAAAGATATCGCCCAGACTATCAATTCCCCCTTCATCCTCGGCTCCCCTAACTATTTCATCCATCATTGCATCAATAGAAGCACTCGTGTCTTCATCACTAATAAGCTGTTCAGCTCCCTGGAATTGCTCATCCATGTTCCGCCATTCTATTCCGACATTGATTCCTGGGAACTCATCAATAACCTGATCTATTTCGTCCTGTGTAAGACCGGGTCCATATGGCGTTGTTATTGCGGATGGATCGATCCCCTGCTCCTGAGCAACATTTGTCTGGTAGATAGCTTTTTCCACGGCATCATCATCAAGACCGCCCATTGTTCCAACAGATTCTGCAAGGAACTCATCAAAAAGATCGGTGCCGTAATCTGCCTCCATCTCCTTATCGTACAGATTCTTTGTTGCCTCCTCGAATGATATGTTATTTCCATACATATCGAAAAAAATATCCACTGGCGGTGCCTTATGGAGTTCCGCAAACATTGAAGGAATGATATTGATATTGTCGAACTCATACCCTGACATTACCATTTATATTCCTCCTTGTGCGCCAGGTCTTGGTGAACCCGGAGGTACGTTTGGCCCGGCTTGTGGTGTTGGCATAGGTGGCGGAACACCCATCATGGCTTCAGGCATAACCTGTGGAGGCAATCCCGGAGGTCCTCCGCCCATAGGAGGTGGTCCCATCGGGGGTCCCATTGGTGGCTCCATCCCCATTGGTGGAGCCGGTGGAGGTGGGGGTGCCACTGCCTGTTCAGCTATCTGGCGTTTCTGCATAAGAATATTCATCAGTTCACCGAGATAGAACTGGGCAAGATCTTCTCTTCCCTGTCGTTCTGCTGAACGGAGCAATGTCCAGAGGGCTGCTTCGGGAAGCATCCGTTCTGCCATCTGCTCGTTAATGGCATCCTCCATCTGATCTGCATCCTGCAAGGTAAGAATCCTATCTCTGATTGCTCTGTCTGAGAGCAATGGGGTCGGGCCTTCCCGTGCAATCTGAGCCATTGAGAATCTGGTCATGTCGTCCTGTGGCAATTGACCGACAAGGTTGACGACGGGCTGTCCCGTATTTTTAATCATCTCAGGCGTAATCTCTTCCGTGAAGAACATCCTGTTCCGATCCATACCTGAGAGTTCCATTGACTTGAATGATCCCTCGGCGTACTGGTCGGCGATCAGGTTAAAGATCATACGGTACGCCTTCTCGACGGATCGCAGGTACTTGTTCACCACGGTTTCCACGCCTTGTCTAAGCGTATTTATGGCGAAGCCGGATAGCTGGAAGGGTAGCTCTCCGTAGACTGAGTAGGGTAATGACCCTCTTTGCATTTCGCCTGAGACAAGGGACATAAAGGCACCTGTCTCCTTCGCCATCTCCAGAAGTCCTAGCGGCTCGACATTCTCGTTCTGTGCAAGACTGATCTCTGAGCCTTCCAGGTATGGGTCTTCATCAAGGGACTTTGTTCCGTCCCTGCTTCTGACGATCAGTCCCTGCCGTCGTGACCGTGCGGTCAGTTCAAGCAGAGTGCTCATCATCAAATTATGCTTTGGATACAATTCCCGTGTAGACCTAAACACTGATTCGCCGACATCTGCAATGGTATCCTGCATCGTAGATTGAGAAAGTGCCACGATGTAGGGGTTTGCCCCAACCGGGCCGAGGAATGCAGGAACCTGGTCAGCTCCGTGTTTCTGTTGTTTCTTGACAACCCGTATCAGGGGGTTATTCTTTGACCCGTTATGGATCAGGATGGTGTTCATCTCCTTGTCATAGAAGTCATACACCTCAATCCCGTCGATACTGTGGGGGGTTTCCCAGTCAATCTTCACATTGTACTGAGCAAAAATCTGATCCTTGGTCTTTGGAACCTTGTAGCAGACCCATTCCAGTCCATCGGGGCCTGAACCCCAGTAGGTATGGAGCGGGTCCCACGGCGTAATATCCACATACGTTGTTCCATCAGGGCGTTTCGCAAGAAGTGCTCGTCCTGCGTACCATCCACGTACAGCAGAGTACCATGCAAGTTGGTCACGCAGTTCTGGGAGCATCATCTGGCACAAGCGTTCATTTGCTGCTCGCTCAATGCCGATCAGGAACCGCTCCTTCTTATCATTTCGTTCTCGCAGGTCTGAATCTGCCCCGTCATGGGGGATGCGGACAGTCATATCTGCCCCGGACACCCACCCTATCACTTTTTCCGCATAGGTTTGCGGTTCATTAGACGTATAGGACTGGTATCCCTCTCCCGCATCATAGGGTTCGAGTCTGTAAAGGGCGTGGTCATCCTGCATTCTCTGACGAAGGGGTTCGGTCGCATCGTAATGCGATTCTACGAGATCAACAATATCCTCCGGTTTTCTCCGTACCATCTATGCCCACCTTTTCACACGAATACGTTCCCGTCCTTCGACATATCCGTACCCGAATCGGTCAATGAGGCCGTAGATAACGGCTTTCACACCGTGATTGTACTTATCTTCTGGTACATCACCCACTATATTCCCTTCTCGGTCCGTTTTCCACCTGTATGCCTTGGTCTGTCCGTCAAATGGGTTCGGCATCGAGCCGAATTCTGACAGGATACCATGACATTTGGGGCTGAACACAATGCGGGGAGCATGGGTCTTGGGATCTATCTTGAGCCACCCCTTGAGCCTCTCCGTCCCCTCGTTGATCTTGATCTTCTGGGACGATAAGTAGAGTCCTGTCTTGTTAAGCCATACTTCTGCCGGTGCTGCCATTGCCTGGTGTTGGTGTCCTGCGATATCGATGACTCCGAATCTGACATCCTGCCACCATTCTTTGGACTGGGCGATGTCGATGATGTCGTCGGTGACGAGCTGCTGTTCGTAGATTTCGTCGATGACTCTGATTTGTTCTCCGATAACCTGGACGACTTCCACGGCATACGCTCCAGCGTAGCCCGGATCCATCCAGATATGTACTGGTTCACCTGGTTCATATTTCACCTCACTTATATGTGCGTCAGGGCGAAACTCCTGGAACACAAGTCCCTTTGGCGGTGAGGGTTTCCCCTCGATGCGTTCCATAAAGAAGTCGTCGCTCGACACCTCTTTTAATCGTTGAATCTCCGGGTCATCAGCTCCACCCGGATAGAGATATTTGTTTGTATAGCTGGGAAGAGAGTATGCTCGTGCCTCCTTATCTGCCCCCGATGCCCACGCGGTAAACATCTGGGGATACCACCCAAGTGATCCCTCAAACGTTCCCGACAGGAACATCCATCCACGTTTGGGAGCGCATCTGCCCCTAAGTCTGAAGAAGGTTTCAATATCAAGCTGGCTTGCTTCGCATCCCAAAATCCCATTGGGTGCTCTCATCGCAAGCGTCCGAGGGTCTTTAGCACTCTTCGTCTCAATTCTGGTTCCATCAGCAAGAGTGAGATGCCCAGGATCAACCCGCTTCGAGGCCTCCTTAAGGATTCCAAGTGCCGAGAAGTCCTGTAGGAGATACTCAAATTCCGCTCTGGTACGTTCATAGTCTGCGGCAACGAGCCAGTAGAGTCCCCGTTCTTCTGTTTCGGCAAATCGTCCGAGAAGATACTTCGAGGCAATAAGACTTTTCCCTGCCTGCTCCCCTCCCGCAACGAGACTGAACCGATAGGGCGAGTCGAGAATGGCTCTTTGCTCGTCAGTCGGCGTGAAACCCACCTTCTGAAAAAGGTAGTCACGTAAGCCCGGTCCTTTCGTGAGCGTCGTCATTCGTCTTCCCCTCGCAGCGTCAAATAGATCGGAGTGTTTTCCCCAACCCACGCACCAGCTACGTTGAACTCGAAGTACTCCACCGCATCCTCATACGTCATCTCATCCCTCTGAACAAGGATCTCAATACACTTATCCCTGTCATACGCCGCAAGAGGTGGCCTGTTAAAGACTTTGCACATCCCAAGAAAGGCATCTTCAAACCCATCAGTCATCCGTCTCGTCTTTTTCTTTAGGAGCATTTCCCCGCTTCTCCAGTATCTCCGCTAAGGTCTTCTCAACACTTACCGGCAAATCCGCATCGGGAGATCCCTCCACCACAGGAGTGTTCTTCAGAACCGCCTGTGATGCCTTCCGCCATTCCGTAATCA